ATCTTCTTATGTTGAATTAGGCCCCGCAAGTCAAGACGGAACCCGTGTAATTAGTGGAACACCAAGCGGGGGAATTTTTGCTTGGGGCGCACAACTAAACATCGGCTCAACCGCCAAACCCTATTTCCCCACTACCGACCGCTTAAATGTACCAAGATTAACTTATCAAAATGGCGGGGGCGGGTGTCCGAGTTTGTTGTTGGAAAAGCAGAGTACGAATACTTTTTTTTATAGTGAACAATTTGATAACGCTTATTGGGTAAAAGAATATGTAACAATTTCAACGAATGCAACAACCAGCCCAGATGGAACGCAAAACGCTGAAAAAATACAAGAAGATACATCAAACGCCAGCCATGTTGTTGGTAACAATGATGTTTTTGCGGGTGGTGGGCAATCAGTTACTTTTTCAATTTTTTTGAAAGCATCAGAAAGAAGTTGGGCGGCTCTTCGTTTGTACGATGGCTCAGGCTCAAAGTTCGCTTGGTATAATTTATCAACTGGCGTTTTAGGTTCAGTTGATTCTGGGGTAACTGCATCAATACAAAATTATGGCAATGGGTGGTTCAGGTGCATAATGACAATAACAATGTCAAGCGTTAGTATAACTTTGCCTTATGTTTTTCTTGCAACTGGTAACAATGTTAAAGATTATACAGGAACGAGCGGGTATGGTTTGTTTGTATGGGGCGCACAACATGAAGCGTCAAGTTACGCCACATCGTACATCCCAACAACATCAGCAAGTGCCACAAGGGTGGCGGATGCTTGTTTCAAAACGGGGATTAGTAGTTTGATAGGGCAGACGGAGGGTACTTTGTTTTTTGAGTTGCAACGCAACGATACCGACAATGACACCCGTTTGCAAATTTCGGATGGTTCAGGTATAAATTGGCTTTTTGTTTCTATTGAAACGGGGTTGAATCCCCGTGCTTATTGCAATGTTGGAGGCGTTAATCAATTCAGTGTTTATGGTTCAGCAGTCAGCAATTCAACGCACAAAGTAGCACTTGCATACAAAAGCAATGATTTCAAAGTTTACATTGACGGAGTTGCGGTAATTACTCAAACAAGCGGAAGCGTTCCCGCATGTAATCAAATAGATGTCGGAAGTTCAGGACCAAGTGGTTCAGTAGTAAGCACATCAATTATTAAAGAAGTTGCACTTTTCAAAACCCGCCTAACAAACGCAGAACTTGCATCACTTACAACAATTTAAGCAATGACAAAGATTTTCAACAAGTACGAGTTCACCCCCACCGAATGGGCAACCCTTCGCAAGTTAATAGAAACTACCACAACCAACCCCGACGGGGGCGAAACAACTTCTTTTGTAGATTGTGCAGTAGTTGAGTTGGGATTTTTACCAGTTACCCCCGCAGTCATCAAAGATATGGAGGTTGTAACCCCCGCAGTTTTAAGCGATAAGTGGGCGGTTGACATTTTGTTTTACACCGAACCCCCCGCAGAGTTTATCCCGTTTGAGGTATGGCCACCGCCAATGGGGATTCATACATTCAGCGGTGATGACAATTTGTATTTAGAAGCATATTGCAAGAAGTTTCCTGACTCACCCTATTGTGTAATTCCCGATCCCGTAATATAATGACCGCCGTAAAGAAAACCCCCAATGCGTTGCCAGTCAGTTTTGACCAATTTCGCAAAAACCCAATTGCTGCCGTGGCTTTTTGTATGCTGTTGGCTGTTAGCTATTTGTATGTTGACCTTCGGTCGGGGTATAAAGAGCAGATTGAAAAGAGCAACCAAAAAATAGATGCGTTGGATTTGAAGATTGACCGCTTGTCGTATGCTCTCAAAAAATCCGATAGTGCATTGGCTGCTGCTATTACCGAGATTCGTATAATGAACACAATGCGTAAATTATGAAACATTTTACTTTTATTTTTGCAGCTTGTTTGTGTATCGCCATCGTTGCCGTTCCACAACCCAAGACCAAAGCCGTTCCAGTTGATGAGGTAGAGTTGATGCTTGAGAAAATTAGCAGCCATCTACAAGAGGCATCGGTTGCAACTGCACAGGCACACAAGATGAGTGACAAGATGGTGGAAGAAAAGGTGGCGGAGAAAGCAGAATTGAAAGAGGCAGTTGTCAAAGCCGAGAAGAAGGTAGAAAAGATGGAGGAGAAGATTGAGGTTTTTGCAGTCAAGATGGTGGGTGCTGGACTTGATACAACCACACAACCGATTCAATTCAAGGGAGTGATTTATGATGCATATTTGAACTATGTGAGCGAAGGAGGGAAAGAGGATTTTGAATACTTTAGAGTTTACCTATGGCAGCCAAAGTAAACACATCAACATTCCGTGCCAAACCCAAAAACAAATTGGGCAGACACACCAAACACAAGAACAAGCACAAGAGTTCCAAACCATATAAAGGACAAGGGAAATGATAGAAAAAATCAAAGTAGCAATGAAGGCAAAGGGTTACAAATTCTTTGAGAATGGTGACTACAACCTGAACATCATCGGCATCCGCACCATCGGCAACAAAGTCACCAATGTATTTGATGACCTTTTAACCGTTTCCTACAAAGTGAATGGTGAATGGGTGTTCAAACAATGGGCAGCGACAACCGATCCCGGCACAAAGGGAGTGAAAGAATTTCACAACGCTCAAGGTGTTGCTCGTTTAGTTCCCGGTCAGTACAAAGGAAGCCACGCTATCGGTCTGCATCAAGGCAAATATGAGGCGTTGAGACAAGTGAAACCACTCAAGGTATACCGAGATAGCAATAAGGATATGACATTTGATGAGAAGGTCATTACTGAAGGAATCTACGGAATCAACATTCACAAAGCCGGTGCAGATTCAACCTATGTTGAGAACTGGAGCGAGGGATGTCAGGTGTTTAAGAAGTCAGCGGACTTTGATTCTTTTATGGCTATTGTCAAAAAGGCAGCGACCTTGCACGGAAACTCTTTCACATACACACTTTTGCTATCTTCCGACATATGAAACGCATTTTAGAAATCTTCACAGGTGACAAAGGAGAGATGTCATCAAAACGATTTGTTGGCATCATCGGTGCTTTTGTTTTGTTTGGCACAATGGCTCATAATAGTTTGTCCCCAGCTGATATTGTACCTTCTCCTGAACTGGTGACCGCAGTTGAGTTCATCGTGATTGCTTGTCTTGGATTCACATCTATTGACAAGTTCTCAAACAAAAAGGATTGATTGCTATTTGTAGGTGATGATATTCCAAAGGATCAATTTTCACGACAACAAACTGCCTGTGTTCAAGGAGAACAAGGCAAAAGGGTTCGTGACTTTCGGAGCAGACAATCTCTATCCCGATTTTCTCGTTGAATTATTTAACAAATCACCCAAGCACAATGCCATCGTTTCTGCAAAAGCTTCTTATATTGCTGGTGTTGGTACTGATGTTTTCGGACAAAACACCACCGACATCGCCAAAGCCCAAGCCAAATTAAAGAACATCAACGCCTATGAGACCTATGAGGAACTCAAAGCAAAGATTGCATACGATGCCGAGTTGTTCAATGGGTTTTGTGTAGAGGTTATTTGGAACAAAGCCAAGACCGCACCAAGCGAATACTATCACATCCCATTCAAGGATGTACGCAAGTCACTTGATGGTCATTATTTGTACTGCGAGGATTGGACTGATGCCAAAGCACCACGCATCTCTTATCAACCCTACAACCCAATCACGAGAGAATCAAAGCAATTGTACTATTGTCAATTCTATCGTCCAGGTGAAGGCACATATCCGCTTCCTGATTATGTAGGGGCGTTGAAATATATTGAGGTTGACACCGAGATTTCCAATTACTACTTGAATAGCATCAAGAACGGATTTACGGCACAAACTCACATCCAGTTGTTCAAGGGCATCCCAACACCTGAAGAAGCTCGTGCAACTGCAAGACGATTCAAAGAGAATTATCAAGGCACGGACAATGCGGGTGGACTTATCATCCAATACAACGATCCACAAGAAACAGCATCGGTGATTAGCAATTTGCAACCATCGGACTTTGACAAGCAATTTGACTTATTAAATAAGACCGTACAACAAGAGATATTTGTTGCACACAAGGTGAACTCTCCAATGTTGTTTGGGGTGCGTGTAGAGGGGCAGTTAGGTGGTAGAACGGAATTGATTGAAGCATATGAGATGTTTCATCACGCATACATTGAACCACGCCAACAAAAGATTGACGATGTGTTCTCGTACTTGCTTGAACCTATCGCAGAGGTAAGATTGGAGACCATCAACAAGCCACCAATCGGATTGGACTATCAAGCATTGTTTACGGCTGGTGTAATCACAAACGAAGAAGCAAGAAAAGAACTTGGACTTCCATTGATTACCGATGTTCAGCAATCTTCTTTGAACGATGCCATCAATGCTTTGAGTCCTTTGGTTGCAAACAATGTATTGTCAAATATGACAATCAACGAGAAGCGTCAATTGGCAAACCTTCCCCCTATCGCTGGAGGAGATTCATTGCCATCAGCGTCACCAGTTGCATTGTCAAAACAAAACCCTTTTGGATGGGACGATG